ATATTCGCTCGGCCCTGGATGCCGCTCAAGCCGTAGGCGATGACACCTTGCAAAAGCAATCGCAAGGCTATGTGGTCCCCGATTCCTTTACCCATGGCAGCTCGCAACAACGCATGGCCTGGTTCATGGAAGGCTATAAAACCGGACAGCTGAAAATGTGCGACACCTTCACCCGCCCTGACCCGGCCCCCTGATAAACGTAAAATTATGTAACCGCGTCTTGCGCTAGATAATTTCCGTTCTATAATCTTTTTCTTCGCAGGAAACGGGGGTCGTTAGCTCAGTTGGTAGAGCACTGGACTCTTAATCCATTGGTCGACAGTTCGAGTCTGTCACGACCCACCAAGCACCCTGCGACTTGTGAGAGTTTTCAAGGTAAATTTCTGCTCCGCAAAAAGTACCTTGCTCCGCAAAAAGCATTTTAGCCCGCCATAGAGCGGGCTTTTTTGCGTCCACAGAAATAATTAACTCTCCCAGCATGCACCGTTAAAGCCCTGCCAGGTGCCATCCGTCGATGTCTTGTACGGAATTCCCTTCTCCTCCAGCAGCTTCAGTAGGCTCTCTGCGTGATGCGGCGCGATGTTTTGGTAAATCATCACCCCTGGCGACCTTGCACTGGGGATGCAGGCCTCGTTGGTACTAGCCACAAGGGATACATACGTAGGCGTCAGATGGCCAGCATTAATCTCAAAATGCATGCGTGTCTCCTCTTCTAGATTTGCGATATCTGTGTACGGCATAGTTCTGGCGAAACAGGGTCAACTCAGCACGCAATCTAGCATAATATTTCGATCGAAATAATTATCTAGATAATTTATTCGCTCATTGGCATACTGTGGCCTTTATTTACTTGCGGAGGTTCTATGAGCACGTTTAAGGTCGGAGATGTAGTCCAACTGAAAAGCGGTGGCCCTGAAATGACAGTTATTGACAAGAGCCAAGAAGGCAGCAACGTAAAGTGCATGTGGTTCGTGATTGACAACAGAGCCAGGACCCAGTCAATTCCCGCTGTCGCCCTTATGCCAGTAGAGTTAATGAACCCTTAATTAGACCGCCCTCTGGGCGGTTTTCTGCATTTGGCGCTTGAGATAAGTCAGCAAGCGAAGACGCACAAACAAACAGACTTTATAGTCACTTTTAGTTTTGTTTGACCTATGACAATGGATTGTTTAATCTTTCGGCTTATAAACTTATGACACTAACTTTCATTCCATCGGTAGAGCGCCATGACAAATCAGATTACCCCCGGAAGCATTGTTACCTTGAAAAGCGGCAGTCCTAAACTAACAGTTGAGGTAATTACCTCCGACCACAAGGCGAGCGTCTCATGGTTCACTAACGGCGAATACAATCTAATGACAATCCCTGTCACAGCGCTGGAACCAGCTCAGGATTAGCCGGGACACCAAAACACCAACCGCCTGAAGGCGGTTTTTTTGTAGCTAAGGACTTATAGCGCTGGCTCAAAAATACCTACCGCTCTGCAGGCCGCATACCCTCAGGCGTTGTAACACCTGTCAACCCGTTAAGTGCTAAATTACTGTTTTTTTATACAGCAAAGTAGCCATGACGCGCCCTCCCCTCCAGCTCTCCCAGTTGCGCGAAATACAAGACCGCAATCTGAGAAACGCTGACGTCAAAGCCCTGCTCTGGGAAATACGCCGACTCCGCAATGTAGTCTGGCAGGTCTCAGAGAACCACAAAATAATCCGTCGCGAATGGTCGCACGAGGTCGGCAGCCGGTTTGTCGCCATTGAACAAACACACATGCTGCTGCAAGATGAAGATGTCATTCATACGAACTCAATCTGAGGTGCTATATGTGTGGACGAATCAGACAGGCCCGCGAACCAGCGGACTATATAGAGTCAATGAACTGGAATCCCCACGACCTGGGCAAACTGACAGACGACCTAAAATACAACGTGCCTCCAGGCACGCGGCCTCTGGTCATGCACCAACTCGGTGATGGCAGCACTCAGATGGATCGTCTTTTCTGGGGATACAAGCCGGAGTGGTACAAACGGCGTCCGGTGGTCAATGCCAGACTCGATACTATCTTGAAGAAATCGCCTATGTGGCGTGCCCTACTTGGAAAGCGCGTACTGATACCAGCTGACGGGTGGTTTGAGTGGACAGGTGAAACTGGCGATAAGCAGCCCTGGTTCATCCATGGTAAAGATGGTGCCCCACTCTTCATGGCCGCGATTACGGCCTGGCAGCCAGGTAAAGACGATAATGTTGAGCACGGATTTGCTATTGTGACCGATGCCAGCGCGGGCGGCATGGTGGATATTCACGACCGCAGACCTGTTGTTCTGTCATTTGATGCTGCTCGCGAATGGACTTCGCCAGACACCAACGTCGAATCGGCGCTGGAATTGTTGAGCACTGCGCGGCCTGAGACCGCTTTCCTGTGGCACCCTGTGACGCGGCAGATGAGCAATGTGAAATATCAAGCACCAAATACCGATCACCCAACTTCAATTTAACAATCAAGCGGCTGACCTACGCATGCCCCATATTCCCATTGACGAAATTAAGAGTCAGTTTTCCGGCTGGGTTCTGCTGCACGAACGACGAGCCATGCAAGGGATTAGAACTCCTGGGGTCTACCTGTTGGCACTCAGTGAAGATCAACCCGCGCCCTACAGGGAAAACCAAGACTCGCTAATTTACATTGGAGAGACCACAAGACAAACTTTACTCAAAAGACTGTCGTCCTTTGAGCGGTCATGTACGAGCGACCGCCCAGGCCACTCGGGCGGGGTCAGTTTCCGCAAGTCATTCCCCTCAACCCTCGAAGCCAAAAATCTGTGGGTTTCCATTCTGCCCGTCAACTTGGATAACGCCCATCAGAATCACGCGTACATTAAGTTTGTTGAACGGGCTTTAATTTGGGACTATGTGAGCAAAAACAATCGGCCACCGACATTCAATATTGGATAAGCACGGAAAGTATCAGCGCCTAACCCTACATAGCCGTGCCCATGTCTCAGCCTCCGTTTCCACATAGCGAAGCACTCTGGTCGGCGTGGCGTCTATCTCGGCGTCTGAGCGCCACAGGAAAGGACGCTGGGCAGCAGCGCAGTAGCTACCGCCCCTCAGTGTCCCGCATCCGCCGAGTGCGAGCACGGTCACGCACAGCATCATCGTCAAGGCGCTCAATCGTTTCAGCTGCATCACGTCCTACCTCCACGGCGGTCATGTACGCCTTTGTTTGTTTCTGCTCTGCCTGGACCCTGCCCTGACGCCGCCCCACGCGGAGCAGCGCCAGCGCGGCCAGGACCAAGCCACCCAGCAGGCCTAGCCAGCCTGCCACCTTTCCCCATAGCGCCTTAAACAATGGCCGCTCCTATCTTGATGGCTTCAGCTCCAGATGCTCCCAAGAAACGAGCGCGGTCTGCAGCACGACGGCGACGCAGGCCCAGCAGCACCTTGCCGCCTGATTTGTTCCAGCGCGGGAATTGCTCAGCAGCACCGGCCTGGTCGCCGGCATTGAACAAGCGGACCAGCGTGGAACCTTGAAATGCGGACACGCCGATGTTGTAGGCCAAGTCCACCATGGCATCGAGCTGAGCCTGACTCGCAGGACGAGTCAGGGCCTTCAGAACACCAGGCACGAACTCACGGTCCAACCGGCGCCTCAATCGTTCGTCGGCCTCGGCCTGGGTGATGCGCAGGCCATGCACAACGTCTAGCCCGGTATCGCCCCAGCCGATTGTCCATACTTTTCCGTCAGCATCCCAATAAGCTTCCAACCGGCAGCTCTCGAAATACTGCAGAATGGTCAGCCCGTCAGGGGACATTCCAGTCGGCGCAGCCTTCTCTGGCTCCGAGGTGGCCTGCCCCGCCTTCTGCGAACGAAAAAAAAGGGCCAGTAGGCCCGAGATCAAACTCAACAACGACTTCATTCTGTTTTCCCTCCAATCGCGCCTTCGCGCAGTTCCGTCATAACTTCGAGCAGATCGGCCTTACGACGCTTATCAAAAAAGTTGAATGCCCAGCGCACCACTGCCCAGCCTGGCAGCCCGCATGCAAACGCCAAGCCAAGCATGGCCACTAGGCCAACCGGGTTGTTGGCCCAGTGATGCAGCTCGTACTGCTGGATCACGGCAGCACCACCCGAGATCGAGGCCACCACGGTGCTGATCACACCCACGATCCATTCAGACTGCGTGCGCGGCCGCAAAATACACATCACCACCAGCGTGGCCAGGCCTGCGCCAATGGCCCCCATCCCGGCTATACCCCCCATTGCTTTCCAGACGGCCAGACCAGCCGCCGATGTCCCCGTGCTTGTCGGTTCCAAGTCCTTCCCCTTGTGTAATACGGTCGGCATGGCTGTCTCCCGTGAAGCGCTGCAAAAGCAGCAGACGTAAAAAAAGCCGCTTAGGCGGCTGGCTCTTCAATCAGTGTTTGCTCGCCTGTCGCTAATGGCACACCCCCAGAGAACACTGACTCGTTAGCAATGAGCCAAGCTGCCGCAGCTTGATAGGGCTGACCGCCAAAGTCGACATCAAACGGCATCATGTAATACGTTTGCCAAACCACCCCCGCTTGCCGCTCGGCCTGCTCCTGGGTGCCATGATGATCAACCTGCACAGTCCAGCCCACGCTACCGCGCTCGGTAGAAACACGCCCAATCGAATGGGCTTTGGCGGGCCCACCGTCAGTCATCATGTTCTTTGTAAAAATAGCCAATGGCATATCACGCTCCATAAAAAAAACCGCTTCTCAAGCGGCTGGATACTTTTCCTTAACGGCCCGGCATTGAGCCACCCATTTATCAACATCTGGCGGTAGTTGCTGGCCTTGCTCCTGCAAATGCCGGGCCAGCTTGTAGACCGCATCGAGCTGATCCCCGATATTCGGGTACTCTCGTTGCCGACGTTCTGCGTGGTTATTCGGCTGGTGGTGGATTTTCAATGGTGTATCTCCCGTCTAAATACGGCCAGCGAGTGACCGTGATTTCGTACGTGCCAGGGTATTGGAACGACAGCTCCACGTCTCCACCCTCAGCACACTCATATTGCTGGCCTTCAATTGTGATGACACTGCCAGGCCGGACGCCGCGCAACACCTGCCCTTCTATCACCACAGGGCAGGGTTGACGTTTTCGCGCCTGGCCATAAAACCACCACGAATCATCCAGGGCTCCAGGAGCGTAATCGCCATCCCAAGAAGTTAACGTCGGCGTTATCACAAACTCTTGCGGCCCAGAAACCAAGTGATGAAAACGACCATCTTTGAACAATGAAACTGTTTGCATGGCTATCTCATGGCGATCAAAATAGTCATAGACGCAGGTAAGAACGACGACCCAGCAGAGGGTTTTTGAATCATCGTAATAGAATGACTCCCCGCAGAAAGCCAGCCTTTTACAGTAGTAGCGCCCCCTGTGTTTAGCGTTCGATCGGAATCGGTAGCGGCGTGAATACCCCCAATCTCATAGCCGCCCGTGTCATACCAGATGCTGTTATACCCAGACGCAGAAAGCCCAGGACTCGAGCCGTTGGGGGCAATGCTGGCGATCAGCGTAAAGTCAGCCGCATGGGGGAGATAAAAGGACAAGCTAAAGCGGCGCTCTGAGGTCCAGCCAGGAGGATGGTAAATCGGCGCTGTAGCTGATGCATGAATCGTCACTGCATTGCCCGCAATACGCAGCGTATCGACCTCAGCATGCCCAATCTTGGCACGTGTAATCGCCGCATCGCGGATTTTGCCACTGGTAATGACCGCATTGTCGATTTGCGCTTCCCCAATGGCTGCAGTCTGGATCTTCGCACGCGAAATGGCACCGTCAGCAATTTTCGCCGTCGTCACAATCGCGTTATCCAGATGGGCATTTGTAATGGCGCCGTTTGCGATAACCCCTGACTCTGCAGTAATCGTCCCCGCTTGAATCTTGTCTGCAGTCACTGCATTGGCTGCGATCTTTACCGCTGTCACGCTATTTGCAGCCAGCTTGTCAGCGGTCACCGCATTGGCTTCAATCTTGCTAGCGTTCACGCTCCCTGCCGCGATCTTCACCGCAGTAACCGAATCCGCCGCCAACTTGTCAGCTGTAATGGCATTTGCTGCGATATTGCTTGCAGCCACGCTATTCGCTGCCAACTTCCCGGCCACCACCGACCCGGCAGCCAACTTGTCAGCTGTAATAGCACCATCGACAATCATCTCAGCGGAAGCCGCACGACGCACAAAGAAGTCACCGACAATGAATCCAGACGTGCTGGTGTCCGGATTCTGCTGATAATAAATTTGCATCGTCGCCGCTTTATCCGGTGCCTTAACAGACAAAGTGACATCTTGCGGAATTGCTGAGCTCGTCGTGTGATTTAGTAGAGCATTTGCCCCGGAGATATGCTCACCGTTGGCGTCATAGAAATACACAACCGTTCTAAATGCCGACGTCCCAGCATTAAAGCGCCTATGTCTGAATGACAAGACATAATCCTGACCGCCCTGCAGTTCAATGTTCCCTACACGTAAATAGGGACCATTCCACACGGTGCCAGGATTCGGAGCAGTCGCGCGTAACACTCCTCCACTAAACCCCCATCCGACGGTAGATGTTCCTGCAGGCACAGCCGCAACCCACGAAGGAATGTACCAAAGCGAACTTTCTCCGCCCAACGATACGGTAGGATCAGGATGCAAGTTAGATCGGTCAGCCACAACCAGGTGCTTCGCAGTAATCGCATTTGCAGCAATCTGTTCAGCACCGACAGCCCCTGCCGAAATCTTCGCCGCAGTAATTGCATTCGCGGCAATTTTGTCAGCAGTCACGGCATTCGTAGCCACCTTATCCGCTGTAATGGCTCCCGTGACAATCTTGTCACCCGTGATAGTCGTCGCGGCGATCTTGTCACCAGTAACAGCACCATCTTCGAGCTTCCCCACCGTAATTGCACCAGCGGACAAATGCTCGGCCGCAATTGCTCCTGCTGCCACCTTTGCTGCGGTCACAGAGTTTGCTGCCAAGTGATTAGCCGTGATCGCATTGGCCGCCACCTTTTGAGCAGTTACCGCTCCATCAACAATGAGCTCCCCTTGCGCCATGGCCCGCAGTGAGGGGTTTCTGATCCACATATAGCCGCCTGTGGACGCAGCTTGATTGTCATTGGCAAACACCTTCAGTCGCACTCTTTCCGATGTCTCGAACTCGACCTCGTTCGTATACAAGCGATAATCGTCCGAAGAAGTGGCGAAAGAGCCCAAAAAACGACGTGGCGAGAATGGTGTGCTGTCCTCTTTTACAACCTCAAACACTTGCCGCGCCCCATCCGTCTGGCTAGTCATCTCGACAGAAAACAGGTATCGCGTCCCCGCCCGAATCTCAAACAGGGTATCCAGCACCACTGATCTCTTATGCTGCAACCAAGCAGAGCCACTGGTGGTGTTAAAGGAAAAACCCGCTCGACGCCAAGAAACCCCGTTAGCTCGATCTGTCCATCCATAAGTGTCAGGAATCAAGTTCGTGGGTGACGAAACCACCAGCTTTTCCGCCGTGATCGAATCGGCAGCAATATGACTCGCGTTAACAGCACCGGCAGCGATTTTGGCAGCATCAACTGCATTTGCGGCGATCTTCTCAGAGGAAATGGCATTAGCCGCCACCTTTTCCGCTGTAATAACGCCATCAACAATCAACTCTCCCGTCGCCCGCTTAACCATCGTCAATCCTGCGAAGGACTGCGCTGCCCCTCTCTCTGCCCCATTCACATGATTGATGTAGAAACGAAAGCGATGCAAATGCGTAGTGCCATCGCTGATCGTGACCGTTGTTGAAAACCGCGTCCAGCTCGTGGGCAGAATTCGGTTAGCGAGCACATAAACGTTTGAGCCACCATCTCCTTTGGCATTCTTAAACGCGTGCGCACCTGACTGATTCCGCCCTTCTATATAAACGCGGCTATCAGCCCGATCGGCCATGGCCCAGATCGTAATCTGATACTCAGCCCCAGGCTCTACCGGGATAGGGTCGAAGGTGGAATCCCTAGCGCCAGTTTCACCCGCAGGTGAACGGTACGACCAGGGAAACCCGTCTGGAGCAGTTGCTTCGTCGACAACAAATCGGCTTGGCCAGCCAAGTTTAGCCTGCTCAAACCCCATTTCCCCCGCCCCATTGGGAATCAAATTACCATTTGCGCCTACAAATAGCTTAGAGGCAACCACGGCACCGGCCGCAATTTTCTCCGTTGCAACAGATCCCGCTGCAAGATGCGGGGTCTGGATCGCGTTATCAGCAATCTGAGTGCCTGCAATTTCCCCAGTAAGCTTTGCTGCACTCATATCTGCGATCTGCTGATCGGTAATCTTGCCAGCAATATCACCCGCATCGACACTCGACACATACTTAGTGCCATCCCACCGGTACAGCTTGCCCTTCCAAACGATGCTCGAGGTCGACTTTACGGTCGGCAGTGGCTTGTTATCGGCGATGACCGTAACTGGCTCTGTGCCAGGCAAGAACTTGTCTGGCCCCAATGACTCGGGTGCCACATCCGCCACCGCCTTTTCGTACTTTTGGGTCGCGGCATTCCACGCGTACAAGACGCCTTTCCAGGAGACAGTAGTCGTCACCTTGGAAGTAGGTAATTGGCCACTGTCGGGGATCGTGGTCACTGGCTCAATGCCAGGCAAGAATTTGTCAGGCCCAAGAGACTCGGGCGCGACATCAGCCACCGCCTTCTCGTACTTCTTCGATGCAGCACTCCAGACATACAGCGCACCCTTCCAGAGCACGCTTGACGTCGATTTTGTGGTGGGCAACGTTCCCGAATCAGGAATAATCTTGACTGGCTCCACACCTTGGGCGAACTTTGTTTCAGTCAACGCACCATCAGCCAGCTTTTCTGCCGTGATTGAGCCATCAGCCAAACGCTTGGCCAGATCCAGATCCTCCGCCAGATCCGCCTCGCCTACTTTGCCCAGCGTGACATTGACAGGCCCGGCGTATGCGCTAGAGAGCACACCGTCTACGCTCTCATTCTTGGCCCATACTCGCCATGTTTCGCCCAGCCCAGCACTGAACGAAACAGGACCGTGATGTGACTCAGCCACAGGCTTTGCCGACGATACGGTAGCGGTAGCGCCCTGTGCGGCATAAACAATCGTACGGGCATGGCCATGCCCCGTTTCATACGCAGCAGGGCTCCAACTCACAATTACTGCTCCCAAGCTCGCGACCGCCGACAAGCCCTTTACCGCAGGTGGAGGCGTCTTATCTTTGGTTTGCACCTGATCAAAGTTCTTGCCCAGCTTTGCGGTACGGATAAGCGCATCTGTAGAGAGCTGCCCAGACGTATTACGGGCACGCAGCGCAAAAGTCCAATCCCCCTCTTGGGGCAGGACACTCTCAAACGTCGCCGTGTGAAAACCACTACCCAACGGCGTCATGGCATCCCACACAGGTGCAGCATGCTTACCAGAAAGGTAGCGAATCTCAGCACCCGCCAAATCAAGTGGGGGATCATTGTCGACATACTCAAAAGCATACCGACGCAACCCACCAGCAATTTCTGTAATCAGCAAAGAATCATAGTTCCAGGGTGGCAGACCCGTGACTTGCGTCACATAGAAAATGCTCGCTGCCGGGCCTGCACGGGTATGGCCCATTGGACGAACCTGTACCATCCAATTACCAGCCACATCGATACGAAATGTCGCTTGGCGCGTGAACGTGTCCGCAACATGGACCAGCTCCTGTCCCTCCGGTCCTGCCCAAACCTCTGCGGACGCCAATTCCCCATTGGCATCAAAGGTAATGGTCAGCTCCGTAAACTGCGTATTGCCCTGCACGGTCTGCTGCTCAGTGACACGAAGGCTGTGCACAACTGGCGTTTCGTCACGCGAAAGTTCACTATCGCTGCCAGCTGGCTCGTAAGTGCCATTGATCACATAGTCCCAAAACTCGTCGGACTCAGGAACGACTGCCACCTGCGCACCGCCCAGATCAGCCTGCATTTGCATACCGGCCACGCGAACACGTGCACCTGGAGTAGGCTTAAAGTCGTAAAACCACAGCGTGTCATGCGCCGGATTATCCCCATCTTCACCGGGAAATAATGCGTCCTCGGGCCATGGGTCTTTAAGCTGCAACGTTAAAGCGCCTGCGCTCGGACGCACCACCCGGAAAACACGATAGATGGATTCCCCCGGTACGCGCAGTCCAATGAACGGCTCGGCCGCCCCTGCACCATGAACGGATTGATCAGGCACAGGCGAATCCAGATGCAAGGTCACTACGCCTTGCTCATCGTGAGCAGCAGCAACAAGACGCCCACCAAAACCCCACTGCGTCATATCGTGGCTAATGGCCAGCACAGACATGCGCTGATAATCGAGGTGCTCCAGGTCGGTTTCGTACTGAATGTCCTTGAACTGGTACAGGGACTGCCCCAGGTGATAGCGGGCCATCACAGCCGCGTGCTCTGCTGTCGTCACACCCTCGCCGGTGATTCGGGCAGGATTCAACATGACAGTCTTGCCCGGCGCATACACGTAAAGCGCGTCCTGCTCCCAGGTCTCACGATTCAAATAGGTGTAGACAATGCCGTCAGCCGCGCTGGCCAGCTCATAGCTGACCTGGAACGTCGCCTTTTTGATGGTAGCCATATTGACCACACCATCCAAAGGCTGGTTATCCCACGCCCACACCACACCCCACTTGCCGTTGAAAAAACCAAACGACCCCAGACCGCAGCGGGCCACTTGGTTGAGCAAGTCCACATTGCTTCTGTCGTCGCTAATCAGCGCATCGTGCCGCAAATTGTTAGCCGCGCAATGCATCATGAACGCCTTCAGACCTTCGATATCAATCTGATCATCCGGCAAGCCCATGCCCGCGATTAGCTTGCGGCCGTAGAAAGGATCGTCAACATAAATTCCCCGTGCCAGCAGAAGCAGTTGCGCTCCAGGGTTCGACAAGCCATTGTCCGGTGTTGTTGCAACCCCCCAACTGCTGCCGTTCCAAATTGGCATGGCGCGAGCGACAAATCGCCCTTTGATCTCCTTCAGGCTGCCATTGAGCTGACCCGTCGCCTTGACCTTGATCCCAATGCGAGACTGCCCGAGATAGTCTCCGTCATCAGGCTGGATGCTTTTCAGTTGAGTCCAAACGGCATTGCGTGTGGTTTTGCCGTCATCACTGCTGCCACCCGACGCATTGCGCCAAGCCACCTCGTACTGCCCCAATTCAACAACAATCGTTTCAGTGCGGCGCAACGGCTTGATCGTCCGGTTGTGCAGATAAATAGACTGAATGGGCCTCCACTGACTCGATCCAACTGGGCGGTACCGGCCCTCAAGGGTCAAGTTACGACCCTCGACCCCTTTCTTGCCCTGGCCAAACAACTGAATCTCGAAGTCGCATTGAATAAGGGTTGTATTCAATGATGTCGTGCGCGTTACCCACTCACCGGAGTCAACGAGTTCGCCACCATCAGAGACATCAGGGTTTGTGAAAAGCGGAATGTCCTGCTCGGCCATGCCAGGAAACCCACGGGTCCACACGTTGACGTCCTGATAAACACTCAGTTCTGTATCGCCGTTGAGCAAAACGCCTTCGAAGCGATCAACATTCAAGCCCGCGTTGAAAACCGCGCCCAGCATCTGCTCATTGCCCTCATACCAGGTGTACGGCAAGCTGGCATAGTCCGGCGCATACCGGACTTCACCCAGCAGCAATGGCAGCGCCTCATGCTGGCGAGCCGCGTTATTGCCTGGCGCAATGCCATACACGGGTTCACGGCCCATATCAGCATTACCAACCTCGGGCATTGCAGGCGCAAGCACTTTATTGATTAGCAGTGAGCCACCAATAAAGACAGCCGTTGCCGCCAGAGTGCCGAATTTGGCCGCAATCAATCCGCCAGCCGAACCGATGCCAAACGTGAAGTAGGTCAACGCCGCCAGCGCGACCAGTTGCAAGGCCTCTTTCTCCACGACCGAGCGAACCGCAATGACTGTGCCATGCTTAGGCTTTACACGCGCCCAGTGCTCGGGAGCAATAGGACACCCGTTGATGGATACCGCATATTTGCACACATGCAGGTTCGGAACGTGGCGCTCCAAAAAAGAAAGCAGGCTTTCGCCTGCTCTCAAATCTGCTGGGGTATTTGTCTGCCCCTCAAGGGTCAATGGGTGCGGGGTAACAACCAGCCGCCCTTCATCAATTCTGTTCATTCTGATTCTTCCAGCGATAAAACCCAACAACCCGCAAACTCAACATGGACAGGGCCGACAGCCTATGCAGACTCGCGTACCCCAACGAAACCGAGGTATGCAACACGTAGGGCTGATAATTAAGAAAGAAGTACGTGCCAATGTGCCCTGGCAGGTCCTGCCCAGCGCTTTGCATCAACACCAAATCACCATCGACGGGTTCGGCAACCTCAAAGGCCAATTCATCTGCCATGGCTTGGATCGCCACAGCCTGACCACGCTGCCCTTGAGGACGGGGCCTGGCGGCAGGCAAAACAACTTCACGGGAAAATATCTCCCGAGCAACGTCGATGGCTAAGTCAGCACAGTCGTAGCTATCTGCACGATGCGGCCTGCCAACAAACTGATTCACCAGCTTGATCATTGAAAAATCCCCGGCGCCGTACGTTTGTCGTATCGCAGCGTCACCGCCGAACGGTTCAGAATCGAATCCATGGACGGCCTGGCCGAAATGCTTGAGCTATCCACGGCCACCATTGAAATGGGAAGACTCAATTTCATGGCGTGAATATCCGGCATAGAGCGGTCAATCATGATGATGTTGCACCACACCTCTTCGCCAGGCTCCCTGATGGACTCTAACTCGCGCAGTATGTCACCGCCTGTGTTAGCCATTTCCAGCACCATCTTGGGGCTCTCGCCTTCGCCTGAGTCGGGAAGCGTGAACTGGAACGGGTATCCAACATACGTGACGCCTCGGCTGACCCAGGCCTTGGTATCGTTGGCCAACCGGAACGGAGCTGAAAAAGAGGAGTGCGTCACCTCCACCAGCACCACCACGCCATCTGGGTCTGTCACTCTTTGCCGGTTTCGGCGAAACTCTCTAGTGATCGTCATCGCATGTACTCCAAGGTCACCGTGCGCTCGGCATAGTGAAAACCACCCGTCAGCGGGGTCAACGTGCCAATGTCTCCACCCTTAAAGCGCATCGGACGCGTGACGCGGTAACGATGGTCATACACATCAAACCACCCCACGCGGCGTATGGTGTCGAAGTACCAACTGTCAAAACTGACGGTATCCACCCTGCCGCGAAAGAAAAGAGTGGCTTCTGTCTCCACCATCACCTGCGAATTCAGCACCTCCTGCTTCACAGGACCGCGCTCCATTTCGGTGCGCTTCACAGATGGGTCAAAGCGCTCACCAAAACCGTCAAGCAGAATTGACACGTAATCTGGTAGTTTTGCCATAGATTCAAATAAAAAAAGCCCGTCAAGCAGATGCCTGACGGGCTGAATGGTATGTTGCTAAAACCAACAAAATAAATCTCTACTGAGCGAGGAGTTGCACGGCCATAAAATAGCCCGCTAGTAGATGTGACTCCTAGAACGGGGTCTGCCTATTCCAACTTAGCGCCGGACAATTCAACCAACCCTTTAAACCGCAGAATCTCCGACAATACGAAAGCATCAAGCTGCTCAGGATTTAACTTTTCTCCGATCTGCACGCCCATGTTTTCCAGTTGCTCAATGATCGCCGGTTCTTGCAAAATCTTGGCAATCTCTTGATTCAAACGCTCCACAACTTGTACAGGGGCATCAGCATGCGTAGCCACACCGTACCAGGCCGCAGCATGCATATCGGTCAGGCCCAACTCCTCAAAAGTGGGGACATCTGGCAATACGTGCAACCGCTTAGCAGACGCCACTGCCAACGCACGCAGTGAGCCAGCCCTGACCTGAGCCAAAGACCCCGTGTCCAACATCAAATCGATATTGCCCCCCATAAGATCGGTGACTGCTGGCCCACTCCCTTTGTAAGGAATGTGAGTAATATTTATCCCCGCGCTCTGAATTAACTGGGACGCAGCCAAATGCTGGGATGAGCCAACCCCCGCCGAACCATAGTTCAGTTTTCCTGGGTTTTCCTTGGCATAATCCAAAAGCTGTGGCGCTGTCTGGAACTGCGAATTAGCCGGCACCTCAAGCACATTCGGAATGGCGCCAATCAATGCCACGTGGGAAAAGTCCTTTTGTGCGTCGTACCCTATCTTCGAGTACAAGTGCGGATTGATCGCATTCGTTGAGCTGGTCGTCATCAATAAGGTATACCCATCTGCCACCTCCCTGACAAATGACGTGGTACCAATATTGCCTCCCGCACCAGCCTTATTCTCAATGACAATTGGCTGACCCAACTCCTCTCCCAAGCGCTTACCGATAATTCGAGCAATCACATCGGTCGCACCACCCGGAGCCCAAGGCACGATCATACGAATTGGTTTATTGGGATATACGGCTTCCTGGGCCTGTGCAGGAGCAAGAGTTGCAAACGCCGCCACCGCCAAGAGCGGAGCAAACAAAATTTTAGCTTTCAACACAATACAGTCTCCCTATGTTTTTTTATGCGCTAGCGCGCTAATCAAATTCAGCAACTTGAGCAGACAAGACACAGCACTTACTTAATAACGGAGTTCAACCAAGCATCGTCGTAAACACCCGCAGCAATATCTGCCAATATTCGCTGCTCATTCGCATGAAGCTCACGTGCTTGACGTGCAACTTGTGCTGCTTGCTCAGCAGCGACGAACACCACGCCATCAGCATCCCCCAGAACTACATCGCCCGGAGAGACCACATTTCCATCGACACTAATCACCTGATTGATGGCGCCTGGGCCGTTCTTGTATGGACCTCTGGGTGTGATGCTTCTTCCGTAACAAGGAAAACCATCACGGATGAAAGCATCGACATCGCGCACTGCGCCATCTACAACAAACCCGATAACTCCACGTGCGCGCGCAGCGCTTAGCAGTATTTCACCGACCAGAGCTCGCTCAGTATTCCCCGCGCCATCAATGACAAGTACATCGCCAGGCTGAGCCTGACGTAGCGCCGCATGAATATACAAATTGTCCCCTGGCGCCACTTGCACCGTAAGCGCGCGTCCCAATACAGGCTGCACACCATGCATTGCTTTCAACCCTTGAGAGCCTCGTAGCCGATCTAAGCTATCGGAGACTAAAGAAGAAGAAAGCCCAGAGAACAAACTCAACAAATCGTCCATACCCCTCCCTTACTTAAGCACACTCATCAACGTCTACGCCGTCTGATGAAGTTCGGCTTATTGTGGCTAGCCAAAACTTTCCTGTATATTGAATAGTTGTCCTCAATATATATTCCAAATAGGAAAGCTTTATGCCTAGCCACAGACAGTTGGAAGCCTTCTACTGGACTGCCAAGCTCGGGACACTGAGCGCTAGCTCAGAAAAGCTGTGTACCACGCAATCCGCAGTGACTAAGCGCATTCGCCAATTGGAACAAACGCTCGGGGTACGCCTGTTTGTGCGAGAGGGGAGACATAATGTGTTGAGCGATGAAGGCCGGACTGCCATGCGCATGGCAGAGCCCTTGCTGCAGCAGCACGCTACTCTTTTGCAACAGTTCCGTGCTCCATCGCAGCCAGTCCCACGACTGTCAATTGGTGTAACTGAGATTACGGCTATTACTTGGCTGCCAGTACTGATTGAACAGCTCAAGCATCGCTACCCCGGCATCGTGCTAAAAATCGTCATCGCTATGCATTCAGAGCTACAACAAATGCTGCTAAATAACACGATCCAGCTTAGTATCCAGCAGCAACTTCCTACTCACGCCCTGCTTCACAGCATTGACATCGGAGAATTGCGCCTTATGTGGGTCGGGGGCCCCGACATGAGCGATAAACGAAGTTACTACCTACGCGAAATTGCCAGTATGCCGATCATCCGACAAAACCATGAATCAGCGTTAAGCCAGGCATACGACGACTGGCTACGCCCGCACACCGCAGACTCAGCCGTCTTCACTATCAATAGCCTCATTGCCACAGCCAGCCTAGTTTCCGCGGGGCAAGGAATAAGCTGCCTGCCTGAAGAGTATTTTTCTCCTATGGTGACTAGCGGACAGCTCGTCCGCCTGCCAACGAGGAAACAACAACCACGACTGATCTACTCCGCTATATTCCGCAAGCAGGACAGCAACATAGCCTTCTATCACGACGTCACTCGCATCGCTCAAGCAGCATGCAGGTTCACACCAGCCCATTAATTAGCCCCCCTAAACTCAAAACATCTACCTTTGAGTTCGAGTATGGAACTCTAGCTTCTATGTCCTCGCTCTAGCTCCCCAAGTCCTACTCATAACCCTCCCTGTGCTTGTAGTAGGACTTCCTAATTGCTCGTCTAAAATACTTACTACTAAGCGACGCAGAACTTGACCGTCCGCCCCACGACTCGTCTCTTCCTTCGCTTCCACTTTATTGCTGCCGTAGTTGTTAATGACTACTTGTAGATCCCCTCCTTGCGCGGGCTGTTTGAGCCCCAAAGACAAAGATGGAGATCCAGCCATCCCTCCAAGAGCATGTCCCGGGCCATGCAACGCACGACGCAACTCATTGAACCCAGCCTCTCCACCCAAGGCGCGGATCTCGTCCTGGTTCAGCACGCCCTCGCCTGCATGAACAATCCCCCTGGGCTCATACTTGCCACCATCGCCGGTATAGCCGCCAGAAGACAGGGGCATCAACGGGCTTGTAGGCGTAAACCCACCGCTGCCCCCAAGACTGCCCATCGTGAAATTTTGATGAGCGCTAACGCCACTTAACGGGTTAAAAAGACTTCCGATAGCACCGGCCAACGGCCCAGTAATTGACTGTTGAATTACAATTCGGGCCATGTCCGCAATAATGCTGTCGGCTAGACTCTTGAAATCCAGTTTCCCTGTCCGAACGAACTGAACCAACGCCCCCTCCATGCCTGAGAAGACGTTAGAAACCATGTTTCCAACAGAGTCAAATAGATTCGCAGCTTGGTCTGCATAGTTTTGCAGTGCGCTACTAGCACCTAAAGTCCAATCCCCCTGCAGCTTCTTCAACTGAGCATAGTGATCGCGCACAATGATCAACTCTTCATGCAGCGAGTCTTGAATCGCCTTCAGCTCATCTTGGCTTAAGCCATGTGGGGAATTTTGCCGATCACGAATGATCTGCCGGTATCGCTCCTCTACAGAAGAAAGCGCCTCGATAACGCCGTTTGCCCAGTCGCCCTTCCCAAAGGCGTCAAGCTCGCGCATGAACTCACGCTGCGTGACGCTTTGCTCCTCCCTTAGTGTCTTAAGGGTTTTCTCCAGATCAATTTGACGTTGCTTATCGTCCAGTTGCTTGGCAAGCCTCTTAGCCTCTTCCTCCAAAGGGCCCTTGCGAAACTTCACCGCCCCCGAAGAAATGTTTGCCAGCAGCTTTTCGTACTCAGTCTCTTTCCCTAACAGCGCCAGGCGTTCCTTCATTTGCTTCAGCAGGCGCTCGCCTTCGTCCTGCTTCTTAGAGCCTGCGCCCTTTCTGGTCAGCTTGGTATTGGCTGCAATGTTGTCCTGTATGGCCTTCACTCTGGCAAAGGCTTTTTCTTGAGCCTCCGCTCTTTTTTTTTCCCCGTGCTCGTCAGCAGACATGGCTGCCCAAATTGGATCAACTCCAAGAGCTATCAAGCGGGCATATTCAGCAGCCCTCTCAATGTTGGCAACTAACTGGACCTCCTGCGCCACTAACGACGAAAGCAGTGCTTTTGCCCCCTCTTGCGCCTTAGAGTCTTTATCTGCAGTGGCTTTCTGCAGCTTATTCGCCGTCTCGGCCATTCCTGCCAATACGCCAGCCAAAGCAGCCTGTTCGTCTGTCGCCCCACGAAGCCTCGCTCTATATTCCTCCGCTTGCTGGGCGCTCATCCCAATGACATCAAGCGACTCTGTTAGACCGGAAATAAGTTTGCTGAAATCTGCCTCTGTAAGGCCCTTAAGCGAGTCCCCCAATCCATCCAAGCCTGAGTCAGCCAAAATCCCCTGGATACGCTCTAGCTTCCGGTTAAGATCCTCGACAGACTCTGCCCCCTCAGAAAGCCCCTGGGTCATCTCCCTCAGCTTAAGGACAACTGCATCAGGCACCACGCCACGGAGTTTCTCCAACTCCTTTGCCAATCGCTCTGACTTCTCGGTTGCTCCATCGGCGGAGCTCACAATCTCATTGAAAGCAGTGGCAAACCGCTCGATGGGCTCACTGGCGCCCACCATCCCACCCTGGAAAACCAAACCGGTAAGCTCGGACCGAATAGAGGCCATCGCATCCTTAACGATTGCCTCCTGCTCCCGCAGCTCCGTAGCTATGGAGAGCTCCATCCCTCGCTGCTGAGTCTTGCTCAACTTAGCGAAGTCCTCCTCCAATTCTTTCAGAGGACGCTTGGCAGCATTGATTGACCTGATCGAACTCTCGGTTGCATTGCCCCAATTCATCCATGCAATTACACCAGCGCTCAGGGCCAGAGTCACCAAGCCTGCAGGACCACCTACTAACGACATCGCAGCGCTGGCTGTTCTCGCTGCCATCGCCATTGCACCGTAGGCAATCACTGCTGTCTGACTCGTGCCAGCAATCCCTGCCGAAAGCGCGATTAATGAGCGCTGCTGCGCAATCGATGCCGTTGTGGTCACCCACAATGCCTTAGCCGCCTCGTACTGAGCTCCCACAAACCGTGCAGCATGAACCGCTGCCACCAAACCAACAGCCGTGGCCAACAAATCAAAGTTCTGGGCCAGGAAATCAATACCTGCGGCGAGCGTAGCCGTAACACCGATTGCCTCGTTATTTTTTCCAAGGAACTCCGTTGCAACCGTGGTCAGACGGCCAAATGCGTCCCGCACCGTCGTTGGCATCAACTCAACTTGCTTGATGACCTCGGCATTTCCTTCGACCAGCGCCTTTGCCAGGTCTTTGGCGGTCAATTTTCCTTCTGCGCCAAGGCGACGAATCTCAGCTGCGCTGCGCCCCATGGACTGGGCCAGCAGATCCACAATCGAGGGCATCGTGCTCAGAATCGTGCCCCAGCCGTTGGCGTCCAGCTTTCCCTTTTGCATCGCAGAGGACAGTGCACCAATCGCCGATTTACCTTTCTCAGCGCTTGCCGCGTTCGTCACCAACAGGCCAGAAAAGGTATCGATTGCATCAATAGACTGGTCAAGCGACAGCCCCAACTCCCGCAAGGGAGGAGACATATTGATAAAACCCTCACGGGTTTCAGCGAGCGAACGGTACGTGACAGCAGCAGACTTTGCCAACCGCTCCTGGGCGTGACCAAACTCTTCCGCACTGCGCGTGGCCATGTCCACTCGGCTCGCGTACTGCCCCCACTCGTCCGCTGTATCAATCAGCTTCATAATGGAGAAGCCAGCCGCTACACCTTTGACCAGGCCCCGCACTTCCTCCAAGGCGCTGACAGCCCCTTTTGTCGAAGAGGCATAGTCACGATTGGCCGCTTTGGCCTGCCCCATAGCCTTTTCAACAACCGCACCAAAATTGCTGGCGGCCATTGCCCCAGACGCAAAGGTCTGCTGGAGCTGGGAGGCGTTACCCTTGAGCGTTACGCCAATAACTCGATCTGTCATACCCGCTACTCATAAAAAACAGATAGGGCCGCTCGTTCCATATCCTTGAGATATCGAAACACTCGGGCACGCTTGCGCCTGGGAAACCCCAAAAGACGTAAAGTCGATTCAATTTCTGTGGAAGGCAGACCGAAGTAGAGAAGATCCCCCATCGGGGGAATGACTACGGTCCAACAGCTAGACAAGTGAAGGAAAGCCTCAACAACCGCTTCGTTTTCAGGCCACACTTCATAGTCGGTGCGCTCTTCTTGCTGAACGCGTTGAATCACTGCATCAGGCGCACCGGCTGCTTTGAGTGCCTCAATCACCAGGGCATCAGGCTCAAAGTCATCTGACTTCGAGCGCCAGCCTTTTGCCCAGTGACGAGCGGCCTCAATTAGTTTTTTGCGCGGGCCCCAATGTGTGCACTAAAAAAGCCGTCAAACAACGGCTGATGAAATTCGGGATACTCCGTGAGCAGATCGGCTAAAGCCTCATGCGAGAACGCCAGGTCTTTGCCGTCCTCACCTTTGACGCCGACCCAACCACATACATGGGCTTTAAAGAAGTCTTCGTCGTTGGCATACAGCCACTCTTTCGGCATAACACCTACTTCAGCGATCGGCTCCAGACCGGCATTTTTTCGCGCCAAGTTACGAGCTGCCGCAATAAGGTCTTGCAGCTCAGGCCGTTTCGAGCGCTTGTACTGGGCGATAAATTCCAGTTTTTGCGTTTTACCTTTCTCGTCGTAGACAGAGATGGACACGGGGTATCCCACCACAGGGCGCTGGGCGATTTTGAAACTCATGATGACCTCGGAATGAAAGTAGGTTTACGAGACGACGATCTTGATATCGTCGTTGCCCTGCCCAGGCTGCATGCTCATGTTCATACCGAGCATGGCCACGTTGTCGGCTTCGGAGTACGAAGGTTCACTCAGTTGCGCACCAGGTGCGCTGAGGGTGACGATGTTGCCTGGCTGCGTGCCATGTGTGATCGAAAGCGGCTGCAGGACGGCGTTTCGTACCATTTCAGGCCAGTTCAGGTCTGCAATCTTGGGCAGTTCCAGCGAGATTTGACCGGTGGGCTGACGGTCGGTAATTTCTGCGCCTTCGCAGCTAATCAGAGAGCGCCAAACCAGCGAGTTGGCCAGATCTATATTCAAGGACTGCAGACAACCGCTGTAGCCACCCAGGCTCCATTGCGGTGTGTTTTTTTTGTTCACACCCAGCGGAGTCTGGAACGCACTAAAGTCCACATCAGTGGGCGCGGCTTGATCAGTAATCGGGTGGTACATGCCCATAAATCGGAAGCGCATGAACGGAATGCCTTTGGCACTGATATCAAAGGACACTGTGCCCCGCGCATCCGTAATCTTGTGGAACAAGCCATCAAGGTAGTAGTGCAACGTCAGCATCTCGAAATCGTCAGATACTGGCGTATAAACTACTTCAGTATCTTCAACGACCTCGGCAAAACCGCAGCCTCGCAGCAGGCCGCCCCATGCAGGGGCCTTGCCTGGCGTACCCGAACCGGCCAGCTCCACTTCGCCCTCGATCTGCGTATACACTGTAGTCACGATTTGACCAGCATTGCCCATATAGGGACGCAGCAAGGCACGTTCTACAGTCTCCGTACTCAGCGGTGTGGCCGTAAGATTGCGCAGCAGAATCGAATCGGTTGCGCCGGTCGGTACTGCCTCTGTACCTGCTGCAGTCTGCAGCTTGGCCATCAACAGTGTTTTCTTGGCAGACTTAGCCATGAACTACCCCTTTTGAATTGGCGTCAGTACGCAGTCTTTACACGTTTCCGTGTACTGGACCCGTTTCAGACCACCTGTTTGTTTGTTGCGAACGTAGCTTCCACCACGGCCAGGATTCTGGGCCGCTGCCACAGGCGCGACCGCAGGCACCGAGTCTGGCGGCAACACTTCAGCCTCCCGCTCATCCACGGGACTTGTTTCTTTCATGATTGCTCCTACTCGCTAAGAGAGTCGTCAGCGGTTTGGTAATAGAACAGGTAGCGCTTTGTGATCACCTGCCGCTCCAGATCGCCATTGGCGTAGCGTGGCTCATCTGTGCGCAACTCTTGGACCTGCACAAGGCCTGGACCAGAGAAATTCATCACAATGGGATGGGCTGCCGCAAAGATCGACTCCGACAACTCCAGCCCGTTATCACCTGCTGTATGCACCTGAACGTGCAACTCACGAATCCGGTTTACTCGGGGCGTCGCTCCCTCGGTCACCGTTTCCGCGCCAAGCTGGACAGTAATGACCCTATCCCGGATAAATGTGTGGGCACGTACAGGAGAGTCCTCCACTTCAGCAGGGAACCCAGGCGCGGCACGCAGCGCGGCTCGCACGCCTTCGACATACAACTGAACCCGTGTTTTCACTTGATGATCCCCAACTCTGCTCTGGTCCAGTAGCCGTCGCCTTGAACCAACGGCTCTTGTTTCACGCGAAAGTCCTGAAACTGCCCCTTGGAGACTTCCACTCGCAGTAGATCGCCGTACTCAAGCGGAGGTTGTAAGTCCAATGTCGTGAACTCAATCGAGTACTCGGTGGTGTGGACCTCGCTATCCAGAACAATTTGCTGTGGACGATCAAAGCGAGCTTGGAACGGCTTACTTGCAGGCGGCCCATCGACTAGGCGAACAACGGTTTGACGCATGCCCGCCTGGTCGAAAGCCCGATCAAAGATCGAGTTGTCCCACATATCAGGCCCGTTTCAGCTTGATAATGGCCTTGGGGATGGCTGGAACATGCAATGGGTTCGACTGACTTTCAATGTCCAGACCTTTACCCATCGGCAGAGGTTCCACACGGCTGTAATAAGGAAGGCCATCAGTATTGACGGTTTCCAGATAGTCAGCCGGAGCAAAGCGAGTGAGAAACATATCTGGCACGTTTTCGGGGAACGCATACGCTTCATCATCATGCACGTGCGGTTGACCCGCGATACGCCCACGGTAGCGCTCAAAAATGATCCCGCCAATCTCAAAACTGTCCGGCGCTTTGCCGCGCAGTTCAGCCGCCTGCTGTGTGTTCAGATATGTCTCGCGAACACTTTTGTGATCAATCAGCGAGTTCCAGAAGTTTTTGCCACACAAAGCACGCGCGCCCGGCATAGGAGCCCCGCCCAATGCGTCCGCAATCATGTCCACAACTTCCGAGCATTTGGTGCGAACAATAGTTGCAGCCGTGCCGAGTTCCATATTGAACTCTTTCTGGGTAATACCGAACATCTGATAAACATCCAGCAGTACCGTAGTGCCGTCTGCATCAAGAACCTTGCCTTTAATGGCACCCAAACGATGATTTTCATGGGTCATGTCCAATTGCATACGGTGCTTAGCCAGATACTTCTGTACACGCGCTTCAGCCACCTCCAGCTCGGTCTGAGAGCCAAACGCTCGGATGCCCTGAATTTCGTCTGCCATCATGGCTGAACGTTGGGGAAGGTGTACGGTATTGAACGGAATCATCCGGCGAGCCGCCAGCGTCACAGGCGTACCAGAGCTGCCACGCGGCTTGGCAGCCACCAGACCGATCGTCTGGCCGTCATACTCGATTTGTGCCACGAGAGTCGAGATACCCTCTTCAGAAAACAGGCCCAGAGCGCCGATGCGGCCCGGCACATAAGGGGCCTCGTTAATAGCAGCGGTCAGGTTAGGGACGGAGAACGCCTCATCCTGAAAAATATTGATATTTGCCATTACGGCTCCTGAAAATAAAAAAAGACCGCTAGGCGGCCTGGAGTTTGTTTGCGATAGGTTGAAGTTAAATGCGAACGATCACGCCGACTTCTTGCAGGTCCGTGGTCGCATCAGCATCCAGGCCAAAAAGCAGCTCACCAGCCACCTCAGCATCGCGCCGAATAACCACCACAGCCTGGGGTTCATCGGATGCGGGTACATTGGCATACAGCACCCCGACCGCTTTGACGGGGGAATCCGGCTCATCGCCCTTACCCGCAAATGGCACGTAGCGGCCATCGGCATTCAATGCCAGGACTTGGCCGGCATAGATAGCGGTTGCGGTAGGTGCCATCTCTCCTGTTTCACGAGAGCGAGAACCATTGGCTTCTGACAGCAGGAAATCTGCCGTACGGGGTTTCTGTTCAATAAAAGGCATGTGTTTACTCCTGATTATGCGGAGAGGGCTTTACGCTTGGCGTAGATCGCCTGAGGATTCGGCCCGCTCCGCTCCGGGGCCGATGAACTATTGGAGGGGTGGTCGCGCTGCAAATTGCTAATCTCAATCGAGTCAGCCGCAGTCACTACATGTTCAAAAAGTCGAGCACGCACCTGCTCGACCGACAAACCTGCCGCCACGAACTCTGCTGCCTTATCCTGCAGCTTGACCGATGCGCACAAGACGGCAATCTGCTCTGCCGCATCTAGGCGAGCCGTTGCCTCATCTGCGCCCCCCAGCCCACCCGACAACAAAACGGCTTCAGCTAATTGAGGAATGCCTCGCTCACGACTTTGGGCGTAGATCTGTGCGGCGATGGTTGAAGCGTCCTGCGGAGCTGCAGGCGTGGGTTCAGGCGCTGGATCACGTTCCGGCTCTGGATCGGGGTCGGGCACCGGGTCGGATGCTTTCGAATCATCAGCCCCCTGAACCTGCGCACGAAGCTCGGCTACGAACTCAGATGGGGCTCCATCCAGTTTCTCCAGTATGTCCACGCAATCGGCTGACGCGGCCAGCTTCACGGGCTCTTCAATGAGCGAGCAGAACCCCATTGATTGCGCTTCCAATGCGTCCATCCATGTGGTGGCATCCATCAGCTCAATGATCTTTTCGTCAGCCAATCCACTGCGCCGGTAAGCTGCGACGATGCCATCACGCGCTTTGTCCATCATCTCAGCGGTATTGCGTAACTCGTCCGCCGTGCCCGCCGTAATGATCCAAGCATTGTGGACCATCAAAATTGCGTTCTCAGGCATGATGCGCTCGTCGCCCGCCATGAACACTAGCGACGCCGCCGAAGCCGCGACACCATCAGCTCGGGTTTCAACAGGCAGCTTATGACGCATCAGAGCGTTATAAATAGCGAAAGCGTCGAATACGTTTCCGCCTGGGCTATTAATCGATACAACAATCTTGGTGGCATCCACCGTCGCCGCATCGAGCTCTTCGATGAATGATTTCGCCGTCATCCCCCAGAAACCAATTTCATCGTAGATCCGCACTTCGGCGACCTTTTCTTCGCCAATCTGCTTGGCTTGAATCGAAAGCCATTTCTTAGCCATAGAGGCTCCTAAAAGTTAAGTCAGACCCCGGAGGGATCATCGTCACGTTCACTTGGGTCACCAAACTCTGCGCCTTTGTTTCGTGCATGACGGGAATCACTGTCTAGGCTCAAGCCGTCCGAGTCGGCCTGGTCGTTATCAGTGCGAATCTGAGCCGCTACCTCTTCAGGGTCTTCACCCTGCGAGAGGATGATTGTGGACCGCGCCGTAAAGCCAGCACGCACCGCATCGGTGTTTGCCTTTACGTCCTGTACAGGATTGAAATAGGCCCACCCTTGCGGAACCCAAAGAACTCGGCGAAACAACCGACGATCCAAGTACTTCATCGGCAGAATCCCGGACAACGCGATAGCGTTAATCCAGGCGTTCCAGATCGGTCGACACCATTGGTGGATAAATACCCCCCACTGGTACTGTTCAACCTGGCGATGAAACTCGTTAACTACGACGCGCAAAGTCCGATCGCTTACATTGCGCAGATCCCCAGTCGTCTCATAAGGCATGCCAACGGATGCAAATGCGGCCATCAGTTGCTGCCGCATGAACTCCGCATAGTTGTCGGGCGCCCCAGGCGGCGACGCAAACTTGATATCTGTCCCATGAGGCAACGAGGTGACAGACCCTGGCTCCATACCAATCAGCGCCACACCGTCAGAGTCGGCTTCAATACTAGGGTCGCCAAAGCTACTTGGATCTGGCCCCTCACTCTCATCGTCTTTTGTCACGACGTAACCAGCAAAAAGATTCGACACCTCCTGCCGGAATGCGACAGCATCATCGAAGTTATCTAAGGTTTTAAGTCGCAAAAGGACGGTAGCGAGCTCTGATACCCCCCGGACCTGCCCTGGTCGTAGCACTGGAAAGGCATGAACAACCATGTCAGCAGGGACTGGACGTAGGCTTCTGCTCTTGAACCCTCCTGGCTCTGCAGGATGCCGGTTCCACAAGTGATAGCTGACACACCGACCAAGGCGGTCAAACTCCACACCATTCACAATTTCATGACCATTTGCCAGACTCCTTGTTTCCTCGACCGGCAAGAAGTCCCCCTCAAGCTGTTGGATTTGAATGGGTACTACAAGGTCATCCTCAGGCCTACGCATGCGAATCCGCGCTAAAGCCTCGCCGTCAACAAACAAGCACCTGGCTGCTAAGGCTTGTTGCCCATAAAATCCAAGTCGTCCATCAGCGTCAGACTCACCTACCCAATCTGACCATAGTTCTTTAAGCGCCTTACGCACTCCCGAATCAGGGTGCCGAGGATATGGTTGAATTCCCGTCCCAATGACATTAGAAACCCAACGTGCCGCCGCTGTTTTTGCCCAAGGATCATTACGTACAGCATCCCGAGCTCGTCTGCGAATAGTTCCAAGATTGCCCGTAGCAGCACTATTGGGGCCAGCCGCCGAGGGGTTCCAGCTTTTAGAGCGGCTCCCCGTGGCACTTCCTCCCTCATAGGCAGAGGATGAGGCAGCATTTAAACGGGTAGGTAACACGAAACCGGCCTGCTGCAATGTTTGATACCGCATCAGACCCCCTTTCCTTTATTCCGAATGCGGAACACCCAAGGCTTACGTCTGCCGCTCTCAGCATTGAGCTCAGCGACAATGTGCTGTTTTGCCCGAATCAGATCATTGACCGAGGGATATTGAACCTCCTTATCCCCATATCGAACTTTCAGCACACCGCTGGCAATCGCTTTGTTCACTGCCTCCAAATCTTCACGCGTATACGCCATCAGCGTCTGCTCCGTAAGTAACTTGATGACCCCGTTCTCACCGCAGCCCGCCTGACACCAGTGGCCGGTTGTGTTCGTGGTTTAGAAACAGAAACGCCCGCAGTTGCGGGCGTTTTCTGTGGAGTTTCGGTGGGACCTAGATCATCGCCAGGCTCGTCAACGCCGAGCTTCTCAGCGAAGTTCGCCCACCATCTGTCTGTCTTTCTGGCCAATTCAAGGTGAGCCTCAAGCCAAAGCGCATAGACACAGCAGTCGAGCACTTCGTTTCGCTTACGAATTGGCGTCCATACTGAACGTGAGCCGAATGCGGTACGACGCACCGCTCGAACTTCAGCGGCAAACTGTCTGAACCACTCTTCCGACATATCTGCCGCTAAGTGAACATAGCCTCGACCCGGTTCTTCAACCTGCAGTCGCCCAAACAAAAGATCCTTGGCCATATTGGTGCCGACGTACCAAAGCCGCACACCTTTCTTGACACGCTTCCCTCGCCAGTCGATGTCCACTTGTGTGACACCATCCTTGATGTGCTTCTCACCCGTCGGCCGCCCCCGGATCGCATATACCCGGCGTGCACGATTCTTCCGAGCATATTCATAGACAGCATGAGAGTGGTGGCCGCCCGTATCGATGGCGGTAGCGTAGATTGGCATCTGTTGCCCGCCCTCATGCAAGTATCGGCGTTCAAACAGCAGCTCATCCAGCCTGGTCCACACTTCGTCCTCAGACGGGTTCCCAAATAGGATTTGGTGGTCTACGACCCACATTTCCCCGCCCTTACCTACTCCCCATACCCCAACCTCAATACGGTTGCCCTGTATGTCAGCCCCCGCCAGCAACAGCATGCATCGCTTGGGGACCAACCCATCATCAAGGCCAGGAGAGCGGTAGCCTTCAACTTCAGCTCGGCGCTGCAGCTCATCGGACTCCATGCGTTCAATTTCACCCTCCCAGGTGCGACCGAGTGTGGTGTTCCAGAAGGTACGCAGCTCCTCATCCTCACCAGTGGATGCTTTTTCGTGGGCCTCCAGAAACTCCTTAACGATCTTGGACCATGAAACCAACGGGCTATATGCGGTCCAAACGTGGAAAGCAACACGCAGATGCGGCTGGATTAAATTACCTTCTGAGTCGCGGAACACGCCATCTTGATCAATGGTCGTCCCATCATTCCCAACCCAGATACCGCGCTCTGCAGCAGCTAAATACTCACCTTGAGTCGCCAAGGCACCGCAATGCGGGCAAAGATGGCGCACCGTTTCAGGATCACCATCAATCCACTTGAAGCCATGGGGCTCACCCTTCCCGCCCCACTCCAAGTCATGGAGCTCGTCACAATGGGCACAAGGGATATGGTAGGTATAGCGAGCGTCCGCCCCCTCTGCCCGCTTTTCCATTAAGCACAGGCCTTTGATCTTCGGTGTGGAACCGACGACCAACTTGGGGAATGTCGCCCCCTCCAGACGCTTCAGTGCGAGCTTGCCGGGATCGCCTTCTCCATCAATATTGCTATCGAACGAACTGAACTCGTCCAAATACCCAACGCTGACCGACAAGCGACGGTAGTTATCTGCTGACTTCCCCCCGCGCAGGTGAAGCATGCTGCCAATGAACTTCTTTACCAGCAGCGTATTGTCTTTGTGCCTGGCCTCCCGCATTGGGAAGATAGGATGAAGCACAGAGACGTCACGAATCATCGTGTCCAGCTCAGTTTTTACAAACTCATCCCGCGCTGAATCGGTAGGCTGCCACAGCACCTGGTTGCGTCGTCTATGCTCCGCAAAGTACCCAACGGCCGCCAGCAGGATCTTGGTATAGCCAACCCGAGCCGATTTGATGACATCCACCTCATGAACATCATCGCTTCCAATACAGGCCAAAACAGCACGTTGAAATGGCCATGACTCCCAGCGCTGCTCCACATATGAGGACTCTGCAGACAGATAAAAGTGACTTTCAGCCCATTCCCGCAAAGAAATAGGCTCTTGTGCGGCGAAGCCAGCCAGGCCACGGCGCAAAGCGCGTGCAATCGCTGCTCGATTCTGCGTGACCAGCATTATTTCGCCTCATTTTCGTCTGCCTCGACATCCTCCAGGTTCAGATTTGCAACCGCGTTGCGGGCCTTCGCAATTTCTCGCCTGACAAAACCGATGTCAGAATCCGTCAGTGACGGTATGCGGCGTTTTAAAGATGCCGGTATCGTGTCGAGCTGTGCTGCGATCTTGCCGCCTGCCCGCACAAGCACTTCCTCCAGCACAGCAACAGGAGCAAGCTCCCCCTTTTTGACGTTGTTTTCCATCTCAATCTTGTCTGCCTGGGCGGCAGCCAATCTCGCCTTCTCAGAGACCAGATCAACTGAGTCGTCAGACTGACGGGTGCGACCAGCCGCTATCTCACGCAAATGCCCGCAGTACGACAAGAGCCAGTTTCCGGCGTTGTCGCCCACCGTTAAGACTCCTTGAGCAAGCAAGCCACTGACAGCAGGCTGAGTAATGCCCACAACTTGAGCAAACCTGGCCTGGGTGATTTTTTTATCTAGATAAATCATCGTGCGGTGGCCATGGCCTGCTCAAAAGCTTGGGTGAACTCATCCTCAAACCGCTTTCCATAAACCTCATCAGCGGTCTCATAAAAGGGTAGACGCTTCGTATAGCTCACGTTATCGACGTGTAGCAGCACCGGTGCCACGTCTGCCCCATGTGTACCAGTCTTACGCCATACGCCCGCTGGTAAATGCTGCGTCCGGTTCCCTGATACCGCGCCCTTTCCTCTGGAAATGAAGTACATGACTCCATTGATGCGACGGTAGCCAGCTTCACTGCGCCGTACCTTCGCGGTACGTGCACGACTCTTATCTGTCGCATTCGCCCGATATCCCTGCTCCCCAAAGGCCTGCAAGTAGGACAGCAGCTTGACGATTTGACCGCGTGACATATTCCCGTAGGCGTCTTGATCAGCACCACCAGCAGGAACGTAGTAACCGCTCGGGCCTATCCGGCCTAGAGCATTTTCGAATCGCTTCTGGCGACGCTTGCCGCCATCGACCTGGGGACGCAGATATTTACTTGTCGCAGTCCCCTTACCTGCAAAGTCTTTATAAGCAACGGACGCTGTTAGGTTCTGTTTTGTTGCCCGCTGCAACCGCAGCGATCGCAATGTATACGGCGTTGGGCGGTCAAACACTTGTCCCATTAGCTCAACAAGCGCTTTTTGAATTGCTGATGCCGTCTTATTAAGTGCCAGCGACGTTGCGTAGGGCACTTGGCGTTCGCCACGGCTGAGCCACCGAGCGCCCTCTTTCGCGGTGCTGGTGTATTCAAGCATGGGACACCCCAAAAAATATAACCCCCCTCGAAAAATATAACCCCCCCCTCTTTTAAGGGAGGCCATTTTTTCTAAGGAAGGCGCATGTACATTGGCGTTGGAAGGGAAAAAATATAACCCCCCTATTGAAAAAACTCGTGAACAGCGAGAGTCCGGGGTTCGAATCCCCCTTACAGGGGCTTTCTCCCTAGGGGCCCCCGGGCATTATTGAGAACGCCTCTCAACTGAATAACCCGGCACATAGCCGGGTTATTGGAGCTGCAGCGATGGCTGCATTTGTTCGGAGAGCTCATCCACCCGTGTTGCCAATGGCGGCTTACGGCTGCGATGCTCACTCAGGCCTCGACCACACAGACTTGCAAAACGGTCTTGCGCATCCAGCGCAGCCTTAGCCTCAAACCATTGCTGGATTAGAGATTGCGCAGCCTTATGTCCGTCCAGAATATCAAGCACCCAACGCCGAAATTCTTGCGCCTTAGCGGTACGGGCAAACATTCCGATGAGGTGCGCGCCACGAAGGCTAAACACCCGCGCCGTCGTTTTATTCAAGAGCACACCACCGTTTTGAGGGTCTGCTGTTTCGACCATCACTAACGTAGTCATTGAACTCGCAAACTCAGCCTTACGCTTGTCATAAATACGCGTAACCGCGTCTGGCCTGCTATAGCCAAGAGCACGCGCAATATCTGCGGCACTTGCCCATTTCCTCCCATCCTTCTCCACCAGCCTAATGGGTTGGTTCTGGAACATCAGTTCTTTCATCGTTTAATTCTCCAAAAAGAAAAGGGCCGCTCCAAAAAGGAACGGCCCTAAACTTACAAAGCTTCTCCACCCTCGTGGGCTCGGCATCTACCGATTTAAGTATGCTTGGACTTCTTGCGAAAACAAAAAAGCCCCACCGTCTCGGGTAGGGCTCCTTTCGTCAGGCTGAGCAATATCCAGCCTACGGGATTTATTCTGATTGAGTATAGACACTTCGTCAACTTGTCTAGACAAAAAAGATATCACACTTCATATTTTCGTATCGTCTATACGATAATCTCTTAGATTCGACTAGCGCCTTACCTCAGCAATCAAACCGGTTTAGGGTAACCTCCCCTAAATATAGATTTAAATCATGGAGACAAAATTGAACCCGAATTTAATTTCAATGCTTGACAAATTTGATGGCTGCGAAGGTGGCGATCCGGGTTGCGAGGCCAGCCCCTCGATTTGGCTCTTTGGTATAGAGCCCGGCTTGTCAGCATATGACCAAGAAAATATCGAACCCAAAAACAACCCAATGGATGATGGGTATTCCGTACAGACGCAGCTGCAATGGCCGTTTAACCGCAATGCCTTCAAGCTTCTCGCTGCTATCAGTGGTGTCTCGGCATCCCAATATCGTGAGTTTGCAAACGAGCACCAACCCTTTGTCCAGGGTTCAACAGGGTATTTCAAAGGCAACCTCTATCCTTACGCCTGCAACAAGATCACCACTTGGCCAGATGACGCCAGAGAAGAGACAGGCTTTGCAAGCAAAGCTCAGTATCAGGAGTGGTGTGCGGCACATCGCTGGCCTGCTATTAAGAGTTGGATCGACGAACACAAACCAAAACTATTCATCGGCGTTGGAAACACATTCCGCAACCAATTCTCCCTGTCCGTTTTCGGTCAAAGCGTCGAGCTTGAATGCAGAGATATCTCCGTAAATGGATACAATAAAAAAATTTACTTTGGTGAGTCTGATGGCCGCAAACTGGTAGTCATTCCTCACTTGTCAAATGGTAGCAATAGCCTTAATAGTGATGAAGCCATTGAAAAGGCTGGAGCATTGATATCCTCCTTCTTGAATGGTTAAAGGCCTGACCCACTAAAGGCTCATAGTTAGCTGGGCGATTGGGGCATTATTCGCTTGACCTTATTTGCTTGGGTGACTGATATTCATCTCTAGGCCTCGTTTGAGGCCTAGATATTTTTCAATCACTGACAGTAATAGTACGCTTCGCAAATAAGCGCAAATATAGAGTCAGCGGCGCTGGATACGACGCGCTACGCGGTCCGTGCAAGCCGATGCAATAGCCAGAAGCTCAGCATCGCTGGCTGCGCATCCCACCTCACCGATTTCGATGTTACGAGCCAGTTTGGCAAATGACATGATGTAGGCGTTAGACGGAATGGGCGTTACCTGAACATTTAAGTCCTGCTCACGGTTGTCTCGATCAAACCGGACATTCCAGCGTTGCGTACGTAGATCCTCCTCGGATTGCATTAAGGTCTGGAAAATACGCTGAGCAATAGCTGCTGCCAACGCCTGGGCCTCGATAGGCCTTCGTTGCGTTCCGTAGCCGCCGGTCTTGCGGATACTTGGTAGAACTTCCGATGTAACCCATTTGCGGAACCGATGGGGGACTGTATTAGGCTTCACTGCATCACGGCAACGAAGAGCCAAGGTATACATGCCGGATTCGGAGACAACAACAAGGCTGCCACCACGATCTAACTTTAAGTTAGACCGCTCATCCTCATCTAGGGATGCCGTGGCTTTCGATGGGTTGCTTAGCTGTAGCGCCCTGCACACATCTGTAGCAACAAACCACGGCTCTCCGTTGATCATGATGATCCGGACGGCATGAGATTCAAATTTGAAAACCGAAGGGGTGTTACTGGAGGCGGCAAGCGCCAGAGTGGGTTGGTGCATGGTTGCTCCTTTGCGAGACTTGGGAATCATCGCCGGAGCACTCTTACATGCACCGGCAATGGCGGCCAGGAGGTTAAGAGCCCGTGCAAAGCCGGGTGGACTTCTTCCCCTTTCGGGTCTTGTATCCGTCGCCCTCCCGGCCATTGATCTGTATGGCGCGGGCGCAAAAAAACCGCGTATCTATCGGGAGCGGATGCCGCTTTGCACTGGAGCTCTTACCCTCCATCCCTTCCGGGACGAGTTAAGTGTACCCCTAGGTAAACGGCTGCGCAACGCCCCCGCCAACACCCAAACTACATGCCTTGTGCGACCGCCCCCTGTTGAGCTGCCGATGCACCAGGTGGCACAAACCCCATCTGAAACGCCAATTGCTTAGTGGCGAACTCCAGCCGGAAGTAATACAGCGCTCTCGAGATACTCAGTCGCTCCAACTTCTCCTTAATGGCCCCTGGCCGGACATAATGCATGGACAGGATTGCCCGATATTCCGGGTGTATAGCATTTACCTCCGCGTCCAAACGCTCCACTTCTTTATCCGATACAAACTCCGATGGGTCCATGTGAGTGCCACCGTCCACACGCATAACCATGAAAGCCGCTTTCTTCGGATAGCCCAAAACACTCCGGTTCTCACCACGCTTCCAGCGCCCCCACTCACCCAACAAGATTTCAATCTGCGATTTCATACTTCCCCCACTTCAATCTTCAGATACCCGCACTTGGCTGGGTCCAGTCCATCATCAACAATCAGCGGTCGAAACCGTTTGTCATCCACGCCTAGTGCCTTAGCGATGCCGTCGATCTGCGGCTTGATACAGGCCAAGAGGTTATCTAGGTCGCGCCCTCTGCGGTCTGGTGACATGAAAGTCACTTTCACTGGAATGCGATCACCGCCAATGAATCGCCGCCGCCCGAGCTCTACGACTGCCGCCACACGCCCGTCGCGTCTGGCCTGCTCCTTGGCTGACTGGACGCCGCCCCAGTGCCGTCCGTTCTTGCGATTGGGCATCAGCCGCATGTCCGGCCAAGGCAGCACAAGGGCCAAACCCGTTACTTCATTCATTCCGCTTCTCCCACTGCTCGCTGAGCCATCCAAATCACTGTCGGTGACCGCCCTGCCGGGTTTGCGAGAATCTTCTTTGCCCATGCCTTGTGATCTCGCTGCGGGTCCACCACCGTCCATCCATCCAACTTTTGCATTGCCTTCTCT